CGGTATCAATTCTGTCGTAATCCTTATTGAACTCGGAGAAAATACGGGTTCCAGCAAGCATGGCAAAGATGAGGTTCAGGGGGTTGGTCAGAAGGATGAACGAACCCTCTAGGACGTTCCCAGCGGTACCTGCATCGGAACCAGTGGTGGTGGCGACCGTCAGGCCGAGTGTAACGGCTGAGGTCGACGCATTGATGGTTACGACTGACGCAACGCCGGTGGTGTTGGTAGCAAGCAGAAGCTGACCATCGCCGTTGTCCGACGCCACGATATCAGTGATACCACCAGCAACAAGAGCTACGTTAACCTGACGAGCAATCTCAACCGTCTCATGCACGCCTTCAGTGATGGTAGTAACAATTGGCCCGGCCAAGGCGCTGGTAAGGGAAAGTGCGTCGTTGGTACCAGTTACGATATCAAACGGGCCTGCCCTGATACCTGCAACCTGGGCTGGAGTAGCAGCAACGATGGCAATTGCCTGATCGTCCGGAATAAGAGGGACGGTCACCAGCGGACGTCCGAATGGGTTGAGACCCTGTCCACCAAGAGCCGCGTCACCAACAGCCGTACCACGCTCGGACAGGAGGTTCATCCAGTCGTTTGCGATGGTGTCAGAGACGAGCCAACGAAGGTTTGGATCCTGCTTGAACTGCTTCGGCATGGCGCGAAGCATGCCGGCAAACAGGTTCTTTGAAACGGCGTCACCATCAGCGTCAACAATGTGCGAGCCAGCTGTAAGAACATCCCAACCGTCGAGACGCTTAAGCAGTCTCTCCATTGGATCTACGCCGACCAGCGAGTCGTCGCCCTGAATGGCGAGAAGCTCCATGTCCGTAGCAATACGCTCGGTCATGGCTTCCATCAAGGTGTCCTCGAAAGAGCCCTGCTCGATGTTGGCCTGAAGAGTCTCAGTCGTGATCTGCCACGATGAGCGTACCTTCTTCGCAACCAGATCAATCTGGTTGAACTGAGCAGCGCCAGTATCGTTGAGCAAAGAGTTCTCTGCCGCCGACTCAGAGATAGGCTCAGAGATGTGCATCTTATCAATAGTCTGCTTTGGACGGCTCATCGGAATGAACCGAACCATCGACAGGAGCTTGCTAAACTTCTTAACCAAAACAATGAACTGACCCTGCTGCGTCGGGTTCAGGTAACCTCCACTTAGGAGATCCGAAGACTCGAAAGCCTTCTCAATGATCTTCTTGTTATCCATGGGGAATGTTCCTCCCTGTTGTTAGACTAAAGTTAGTTTACATCTTTACCCCGGACAAGATACCGGTGAAGACGCCGCCCTTTGGTGCGCCAGTTGAGGTCTCCTGACCTTCAACCGACTGGCTAACACCGCTGACCTTTTCGACGGTCTGGATGCGGCCGGATAGTGCGTCTACGCTCTTGGTTACGGCGTCCATCTTTTCGGCCACGTCGGCTGCTATCGTCTTCTCAGTATCGTCTGCTGCCTTAACAATCAAGGCCGCTACTGAGTCGCTAACCGACTTCGCAACTTCCTCTGTCTTAGCTGGGCTCACCAGAGACTTAACAGCCTGCGCTAGGACATCGTGTACGGACAGGCCGAGGCCCTGTGCAACCTCAGAAAATGCAGTGAAGATGCTGCTTGCATTTATTTCCTCAGCTGTATCTTCGGCCTTAACCTCAAGCTCCTCAGCACCTTTCTCCGTCTTCACATCTTCAACGACTTCTTCCGTCTTCTCGGCGACCTGGGTATCTGTCTCCGTCGTGTCCTCTGACTTCTCAGCCAAAGACTTAACTGATGCGGCAATACTCTTAACCGAATCGGCTAGGGCCGTTACGGACGCCTCAAGAGTGTCCATACGATTGGACTCCGTCTTCTCTTCGACTTCCTCTTCGACCTTCTCCTCAGCCTTTTCCTCAGTCTCGGCCTTCTCTTCGGTTTCGGCCTTTTCCTCGGTCTCGACCTCTTCGGTCTTCTCCTCAGCCTTTTCCTCAGTCTCGGCCTTCTCTTCGGTTTCGGCTACCTCTTCGGTCTTAGCTTCCTCAGACGTAGCGGCCTCTTCGGTCTTAGCTTCGGCCTTGGCTTCGCCCTTAGCCTGCTCTTCAGAGCTGGCCTCTTCAGCCTTCTCCTCAACGACTACGGCCTCGTCAACCTTATCGGTTTTTCCGTCCATAGTGTCCGCCTCCTTGTCGGGGTCAGTAGCCGTTGCTTCAGCAGGCTCAACGGTCTTCTCTATATCCAGGAGCCACGCATCCTTTTCCTCAACTGGGGGAGTATCTGTGCCCGTAACGGTGGGATCCCATGTCCTCCACCAATCGAGCGTCAGCCACTCAGGAACCGCGATTCCTGCTTCCTCGAGTCCGAATACGCAGTCCTCATAATCCTTCTCAACGGCCGCGGGCCAATTAGACGGCAGTACTTCGTGCCGAACTTTTTTGAGCCAGTCCGACCGCAGCGGCGGGGCAGTACGCCCGGCCTGAGAGTAGTGCTTGGCCAGGTGGTCGAGCAGCGACTGGCGACCCTCGACCGTAGTATCTTTACGGAAGCCGCCGCGTGCGCCGTTTAGGGCGGCCACAGCTCGCTGTACTCCCCCCATATACGTTCTAAGAGAGCCGCCAACAACCTTGTGATGAGGCAGAGAATAGGCTGCTTTAACAGCGGGGGTAGCGCCGAGGCTAGGATCAAAATATGTATTTGCCTTCTTATACCGCGACCAATTCTCTAGGTTGCGGCCAAGCAGGGTGGTCCCATCCCGGGAATCCGACCAATCCCAACGCTCCTCAGCGGCGAGGGGCCATGCCTTGTAGGGGACTGTTCCCTTGAGAAGTGTGTCGGCCATATCTGCGTCTCCAGTATCCGCCTCTTCCGTCTGGTTAATACTATTAGTTAAAGTGTCGTCTGTCAAGGGGTTTCTCGCAATGTTTTTTCGTCCAGGACCATTATTTTCTGTTTCGTCAACGAAGTACTTTTCCCCCTTTATCAGGACGCCCTGCTCTGTATCCAGAGAAAACCCATTATCCTCTAGCGACTTATACATTGCATCGACAAATCCTGTACGAGGATTTGCCGCAAAGTTAGCCCTAGTGACAGCGACGTGGTCTAGAATTAAATCGTTAAGAACCCGACGGGAGCGGCCGTTCCCAGCATCCTCATAGAATGCTGCCCTGTCATTCTTAGGATTCAGCCAGCCACCAATTGAAAGCTGCCGCCAGCACTCGGTGGCCAAAATCTCGCGGAAGAGGGTGCGCGATTCGGCAAAGTCCTCAACAAGAAGATAGTCTACGACCATCTCGAAGGACTTGTTCTGCTGATTTTCCCGAAGCTCGGCCCCAACAGATTTTCCAATCTCGAAGGAAGCGCGATGGTCGGGGAGTAGAGGAATCCCGCCCTTGCACTGGCGAACCATGCCGCGCAACGCCGCTTTGGAAACCCTATCTTTGTGAAGGTCTTCCAGGTTGTCCGAAGCCACGCCCCGGATGTGCATGCGTCCCTGCTGATCTTTGTATGCCTCCAGCCTCTCGGTCGTGAATTCGAATCTGAGCATGGAAAGCCTCCTTACTTTTTCGCAACAACTTCGCTGAGGGGGACGCGGTCGATGACCGTACCGTCATGGTTCTGCAAAACTACTTCGGCGTTAAGAACATCGCGTCCCAGCTCGTCCTTTAAGAATTTCTTGGCCGACAAAGCAACGCCTGTAAGAGATTCAACTATCCCGCGGGTATCCTTAGAGATCCTGTGGCCTGCGTTCCCACGGCTGTTTTCGTTGGTAACATCATCAGCGCCATCGGCGCCGTCTGTGTCATCATCGTCGTCCGCATCAGGTACGGTCCCCGTATCATCGGCTTCCTGGGGCTCCCACTTCTTCGGCCCTTCGGGAGTCACCATTCCCTGTGCGGCCAGCCCCATATCAAGGAACATCATAGCAAACGGCAACGGTAGCTGGCCAAAAATTAATTCATCAGGAAACGGGGGCAGACCAAGAACTTTGCGTGATTCGTTAATGGAAGCGATCCCGCCTTTCTGCAGTATGCCGTGAACCGTTGCCTCCTCCAAAGTATCCAAAACCTTTGGCCGTGCAAACTGTAGCATCACATCTTTTACACCAAACGAGTCGACAACAGTACTATTCCAGGTCCACTCGTGGGATTTTAGATCGGGGATGAGTTCCTGCTCGATAGTTATTTTTCGAAGAACTGAGGCCGAATTATGAACAAAAACCCCGGCCATCGTCGCAAAGTTATTATACTTATCTACAGTAATGTCGTAGACGTCTGCCTTACCAACCCAAGAAACAGATACAACACGATGATTGTCTTCTTTTAGATCAACAGGTATCTTTTGCCTAAATGGCATCAGCCTATCGCCGGGAGTTAAGTCCTTAGCCTCTTTGTACATCCCGTTTCGTAGCATGAACAAATGGTCGGGCGTTGTCCTTAATACTTCGCAGTGGTCCAGCATTACCTCTACTATATCTGCGTTGGTTCGCATCTTCCTCGGTGAGTGGGCATGTCCTGGGGCTATGTTCTTTCCATCACAGGAATATACCCAAAAATCATCTTCAGCGTACTTCTCCGTAATATCTTGTATGGTCATGGTGCTGCCGTCGAGGAGAGGAATTTTAGTGTCCCCAACCAAGCAAGCCCGGTTAATTCCTTCACTAGTGAAGTATGGGGAACTCAATCCCGAAGACTCCCTGACTTCTTCGTCGTTGGCTTTACGGTAACCTAAGAACGAGCCGTCTTCAGTTATGCCAACGGTAAGGGGAACTACTTCAATCTTAGTGCCCGTTCCTGCGCCACGCGAACCGAGAACTTTTCTGGGCTCTGCCTGAAGAACCATCACTCGGTGGGCCTTTTCCGGACCCTTCGCGTCGGCGCGCAAAAAATCCTGGATACCCGTAATGGACTTATCAGAAAGCTGCCCGCCGGAAACAACGATGGCGAGCCTGCCCACTGCGTCATTCTCGAAGAAAGCAATGTTCCGTATCGCCGCGAGCCGTGAGCCCTGGATTGCCGCTACTGATGATATCCACCGGGGGATGCCGTAGTACGAACTCCGTGGGGAATAGAGCGTAAACTGAATTATCTCCGTTGCTCTATCAGTCTTAGTTGCAGACTCGTACTTTCCAGAAGTCTTGTTCATAACTCGCTCTTCGCCAAAGGGCTTAAAGAAAACTCTCTTGGCCCCTCTAATCTGGACAAAGCCCAGGTCACCTTGGCGAACGCGCATAGTGTGCGAGGGGACGTGGTAGATCCCGTCTACTTTCCCCTTGCCATTTCGGCTTATCTCTACGTAGCCACTGCCCGTAGCTTCTTCGTCGAGTTTTTCACGATAGGCAACTTCTGTAAACGGAAGCTTGCCATTTGGATTAATGAAGAGGGGCGCGATTAGATCTCGCTCTGTTCGCACGGACTCATCATTAGGGGGCTCATCTAAGGTTTTGTCGTATGGCTGGGCTACAATGTCCCATCCAAGGCCCACAGTGTTTCTGGCGCGTATCTGACAGGCCCTGTTGAGCCTAGTGTTTTGTTCGAGAAGAAGCGCGAGCTTAAGCGGGTCATAGGGAGGCTGAACTATTTTCGCTTCTCCGAACAGGGCATTGAAGTTGGTAACGCTTTGCTGCATCTGTTGGGAGACGCTTTTTTCTATGATCTCTTCTACCGTGGTGGGGGTGGGCACGCCATTCAGGAAAGACGCGATGACAGGAACCTCTTCGCCTGCCTTTTCTTCAAGGGCAGAAACGATATCCTCCCGCTGAGTCATAGATAGTTCTTTGGTATTCTCGTTGCCCATGTCGGCTCCTATTTTTCAATTTCACAAGAATTCGACTTACCTCCAGGTTGAGGCGTGCAAAGACAGGTATCGGAAATGAAGACTAGCCGTTGAGATTCGGCGCAGACGAGCTTCCACCCGTCTGCGCGGAACCTATTTAGCATAGTCTCGAGGTCGCCGTCCTCAGGTAGAGGAGCGACCTTATAACGGTAGCGGGGCATTGACTATACCTTCGGGCCAAGTGGCTTCCCTGGAGGAGTAGTCTGATTCTGCGTCCCGAGAGGAAGTACCGTGGCCCGGTCCTTCGCACCCGTGCTACCCGGTCCGGAGGGCTGCTCTTTCTGGTTAGTCTGGCCAACCGGGAGGGGTGACACGCCCGCAACGCCCGTACGACTTGGGGCTGTTGTGCCCTGCGCAGAGGAGGGCGCAACACCGGACGTGGGGACGGCGTCTCCACTAGACGAACTCTTGGCATCAGTGGTCATCTGTGCGGGGGGCGCGGTCTTACCGTCTGATACGGCAACCTGAGATGACTGGGCACCTTTGCCCTGTCCACGCAACGAAAAATTTGCAAGCCTACCCATGTTAGATTCCTCCTAGCATATCTGCGGTTTCGGCCAACTCCTCACGAGTGGGGGTCTGCCGCTCATACTCGTCCCTTAAATCACCGGCGAAAATAACCAACCCAAACTGCTCCCAGCGGGCTTTGACTGTGCCTGGCGCAAACCAATCAACGGGGTACATGACAACCGTATAGGCGCCCGAACTCTCTGCCCATATGTGTGGTCTAAGCTCATATCCGTTGTCGTCTACCCAATGCTTTGGGCCGATGGCGCCGAAATGTCTCTTAGCTGCATCGAGCGTACCGTACGTATGCTTAAAAAAAGCGTACGCAACTGATGTGGGCCATCTACTATCATCACTCGTAAAAGCTCTCTTCTCGATCCTGGCAGTGATCAGCCAGTTGCCACACTTTTGGCACTTGAGCTTTTTGCCCTCACTGGGGAGGCCCCAATGCGCGAGGTGCTCCAGACAACAGTCGGCGGGGAGCCGGTCCAATTCAACGATAAGCTCGGTGCCCCCACAGGGGCGTATAAACCTTGCATTGGAATTCAAGGCTATTCCTCCTTATCGGAAGCAGCCTTCTCTTCGACCTTCTCTTCGGTCTTGGCCTCTTCAGTCTTTTCCTCGGTCTCGACCTTTTCTTCGGTCTTGGCCTCAGTCTCAACTACCTCTTCGGTCTTCTCTTCAGCCTTCTCTTCTGCAGCCTCGTCTTTGGCGGCGTCGGGCTGAACAACCCCAAACCGGCCCTGAATATCCTTGGTCAAAAAGGTACCTTTGAACATAGTAAGCTCCCTTCGGCAATTAGCTAAAAGTCCGATTCCCACACTATTAGAATAACAGGACACTGGTATCCTTGTCAACACCTTTTTCGTCAAGATTCCGTCTTTGTGACTTATTTTCTTCCCTCCCACGTATGGTCAAAAGCTCGGGCCAAAGCTCCCGGAAGTCGAATGTTACGCTTGCGCACATAAGTGCGTCAGGACCGTGATC